CAGCAGTAACACCTGCAGTAACCCCTGCTGTGACACCAGCAGTAACCCCTGCAGTAACCCCTGCTGTGACACCAGCAGTAACACCAGCAGTAACCCCTGCAGTAACCCCTGCTGTGACACCAGCAGTAACACCAGCAGTAACCCCTGCAGTAACCCCTGCTGTGACACCTTGTACAGGATGTGTTAGAAATTATTGCTTTGATCCATGCCCAGCATGCTGCAACGGCGATTGCGGATGTTAACCAAGTAGTGTATAATATATAAAAGCGCTATAGAAAAAGGTATAAAAATGTCACAAGAATTAACTCCATGGCAAAAATATAAACAAAATCTAGGTGAGACTAGACCATGGGATTTGGTAAATCCTACAACTGAGTGGGCTTCAGAAGAGGTAGCAAAAGATAGATATTTAATATGTCAGCAATGTCCAGAATTAATTAAATTGACAAAACAGTGTAAAAAGTGTGGCTGTTTTATGGCTGCAAAAACAAAATTAGAAAAAGCAACATGTCCACTAGGAAAATGGTAGTATGGAAAAAATATTTTGGGAAGTTAAACCTGCAGTAATATTTAATAAATATAGATCAATCAGAAGAACTGAAATTGCACCTGGTATATTTTCTTATGAAAATGTAATTAATAAAGAGATTTTTGATACCCTTGTAAATGATATTGAAGAAGGAATGAACTCAGCAAAAATACAATGGGGTGTTGCTCAGGTAAAATCTGGGGTAGGCGAAGATGTAGAATCAAAAGTAGATGCCTATTCAAGAGATACTCAGACAACTGTAATTCCATACTCTGCAACAATAAAAGATGATTATTCAAATTTAAGTTCAAGTTTTTATACATCTTTGTCAAATCTTTTTTTAGAAAATCTGGTTCCATTAGAGCAGGACTATCAGAGAACACATCATATAGGTTGCTCATGGCATGACTCCTATTCAATTTTAAAATATGGTGTAGGTCAAAAATTTGTTGATCACATCGATGATCATCCAGATTTTCATAGAAGGGTTTCTACTCTTTATTATATAAATGATGACTATTTAGGTGGGGAAGTTAATTTTCCAAGGTTTAATCTTTCTATTAAACCAAAGGCAAATCAGATGATTATATTTCCATCAACATATGTTTATAATCACTCTGTTTCTCCAGTTATTGAAGGTACTAGATACGCAGTGGTTAGTTGGTTAAGATGACAATAGACATGAACCATGTTAGACAAGCAATTATTGAAAAAAGAATTCATGTGTTTAAAAATGCTTTTCCAAAACTTCCATCATTAGATACAATAATGTCAATGGTTGCTCAATATGTTGATGAAGATTTAGAAAAACTCCCACACAGATCATATCTTTTAAATGATTTTGTTGAGGGCGAGTCTTCTGATATGAGTTTAAAATGTCGTTTTTGGTCAAGAATGGCTTTCCAACTTTATGATCCAAATGACAGGTATATGTCTATAATCCCAGAACTTGATCCAGTAACTAAATGGGGTCTTTCTGAATATTCCCCAGATGTTTATGATGGCAACTTTGCCTTAGTTTCACTTATGAAAAATCGTGGTGTTGTAGGTAGTAAACATAGTGATTATGTAGATCAATTTCAGTGGGTTGTAAAGGGTGAAATGATTTGGAGAACGGGCGAAAACCTAGAACACGAAGATCATATAGTAGAAGGTGACTTTGTGTTTATTCCAAAAAATCTAATACATGAAGTAGAAACACTAAAGGCTCCACGAGTAGCAATTAATCTTATTTTAAGAAATTAAAAGCACCCACAGTTATATACCATGGGTGCCTTTATTTTTACTTAGGAAATTTCTTCATCCATTCCCTGGTTTTTGGGGTAATTCCCTTCCAGGAAGACCAGTCGTCTCCACCCTGAGACATATAGTATGCAATTTCTGCATTTTTGACGGGATTGAATAATTCAGCATTAGAGTCAAGATCAAACTTAGTTCTACGATCTGGCCCCAACTCATCAATCATATTAATTTGAAAGACTCCATACGAAGAGTCTCCAGTTTTGTGGTTTCCATTAAATGCTAACGGCCTACCGTTAGATTCTTTCTTTGCTATGGCCCAGGCAACCACTAGGTCCTGACCCTTAAACCCTACAAGGCGTAGGAGTTCCTTTAATTCAATATCTGTCAGATGAGTCTTATTTTCAAAACTCTCCAATTTTTTAGTCTTAGAAACCAAAAAAACCTCTTTCGAGGTCTGATCTGCTTTCTGAGCCTGTTCAGTACTTAAATTGTTCTTGCTAATTATTTCTTCAGCATTAGCAGCATTCGATAAAGTCACTACTAAAGCCAATATACTGAGTGTGCTAATGATCTCTTTGTTTCTTTCGATAAATTTAATCATAGTTTCCTCCTTAGAAAACAATAACACCTTGGTAGGTGTTACTACCTAGTATAACATAAAATTTAGGCAAAAGTCAAGTTTATAAGGTGGTATAATAAATCTTATGCCACAAGGTTCATCTAATTATCCTACTATGAAGTACCCACTTGCTTCAGATCCCGTTAATGTACACGGAGACTTTAAAGTATTAGTTGATGCTTTAAATAATATATTGCCACCTTTAGGAATGACCAGTGTTGCATCACCAGTAAGAAATGCTAGTTCTTCTCTTACATTACCAGCAGGAACACCAGTATTTATTTCTGGAAGCGTTTCTCATGACGGAAAATTAAAACCGCTTGTACAAAGATATAATCCATCAAGCCCTGATCACAATCCAAATTTTCCAATACTTGGTTTACTTCAAGCAGACATGCTTCCTGCAGGTCCTAATGGCGGAGATGGCATCGCCGTAGTTTCTGGAATTATACAAATGAATACAACTGGTCTTGGTGCTTCTGGAACAAAAATTTATATAAATGAAAATGGAACAATTGTAGGAGGTCGCCCAGAAACTGGACCAGCAAGATATATTGGAGTTGTTGCAATTGAAGCAACAAAACCAAATGGCGGAATGATAGTTGTTCAGACAAAAGGAAACGGAACATGGGGAGCCCTAAAAGACGGGCTTTCGTGATATAATAACAACATGGCTACCTTTAGAAATCAACCCACAGACTCGTACGCTTTAGGTGCAGCACCACCAGAGGTTCGTTGGACGGTAGTTAGAGGAGACTCTGCAGCATTTAGAGTATATGTTACAAATGATGCTCGTGAACCATTATATTTAGAAGACTGGGAAATTAAAATGGACATTTATCGTCCATCAACTGATGAAGTAATTGTTACTTTATCTCCAGAACCAATTGAGTTTCAAGACACAGAAGGAAGTTTCACGGTAAACCTAACATCTTCACAATCAGAACTTTTAGAGACAGGAGATATCTTTGATATTCAACTCACAGAACTTTTGTCTGAGGGAAGAGTCTGGACGGTAGCCAAAGGGTCTATGGTTATCCTTGAAGATGTTACACAATGATAAATCAAAACCTTATTCCAATAAACCAAGAAGTTTATAACACAACTCATAAACGGGCTCATGCACAAATCAAAGAACTTGATAAGAAATACATACGAGTTGATTATATACAGCCAAAAGCCAAAATAGAAGAAGTTTTACCATTTAGAGTGCAGTTTATTAATGTTAGCGTGTTTGGGTATTCTAAGAATAATCCACCCCCAATACCGTTGCAAATTATAGGATATAGCAACTATATTTTATAATAAAAAGGAGTTATAATACAATCATGGCTAAAATATCAATTCCAACACTGAAGACTAAGTTTCAGACTGGTGATCGTCCCACACAGGAAGATTACGAAGATTTAATTGATTCCGCCTCTGCTCGTTCTACCGACTTAGGTTCAATGGGCAATAATGAAAATACAATTGCTGGTATTGAAAATCCAACAGTAATTGATAACTTTGATGCCACAGAGTGGCGTATGGTTAAGTACATTGTCTCAATTGCTAAAACAACAGCGGGAGATAATAAATATTATGCAACAGAATTGACCGTATTAGTTGATGGTACAAATGTAAATGTCAGCGAATACGGAACAATAGACAATGATGGGAATATTGGCACCATTAGCGTCT